ACATGAGTTCTTCATACAATGCATTGAGACGATCCATGTCCTCCCAAAGATTATTAATATGCTCTGGCAGATGATCATCAATCATGTTTCTTCCTCACTGGTACTTCAATTGTCCATGAAGGACTAACTAATACTTTCATTTCGAAGTTCTTTTCAAACTCCGCTTGCCTCTTCCTTGCTTCAGCTTCACGTTTGTTTAGTTCTTTCTCACGTCCTGGTTCTGGTTGAATCTCACCATAGTGAGGATCCCAGACCTCTGGATGTTCATGACAATCATAGAACTCTAAGATACTTTGATCTACCATACTGTATAGAGTATCCCATGTTAATGTTTCTCTAAGTCGTCCTGCTATATAGTCGATTTGATTGTCTGTCATAGACACATCATCATCTTTAAACAGATACTCACCTCTTACTGTGACTAACTCATTCAAATTAATGAGTATAGAATTGTCATTATATATTGCTCTAGGCATGCACCACCTCATCTAACAAGAACAATGAATGATACTCAAGATTATTCTCTTTCCATACATCATGATTATCCATTCTATCTACGATAGCAATAACACGGTTCACAGTGTACCCTGCTTCACGTAGTACTCTGACTGCTGTTAATGCACTGCTGCCAGTAGTAGTGACATCTTCAAGGACTGTTACTACAGCACCTTTAGGTGGTTTTGGTCCTTCGATAACTTCCTTAGTACCATATCCTTTAGGGTTCTTACGAACGATCAAAGCATCGATAGGTTTTTTTCCTTTATAATATGATTTCTGTGCAATGCCACATACCAGTGGATCAGCACCTAGTGTGAGTCCTCCGACTGCTACAGCATCTTTCTCAATCAGTTTGATCATAAGATGTGCTAGGAGTGCATTGCCCTCACATGATAGAGTCACAGGTTTACAGTTAATATAATGCTCTGACTCTTGACCAGAGGATAAAGTAAACTGTCCATGACGATATGCTTTCTCATGTAATAGTTTAAGAAGAGTTTCCCGATGCTTCATGTCCTCGTGAGGAATAGCATTCTTCCATTCGTGGGCGGTGAATTGAGATTCGAGTTTCATTATCTGTTCATTTTAGTTTCGATGTTCTCCTTTATAGATCCCATATCTGAGTGGGATGGATTCATCCCAGTCATTGTACCATCAAAAGTATCCGTATGCATAACTTCATCGTACCCTGATCTTTCTAGAATTTTATTTTTGATTTCAAGTTGCTTCTTCTCTTTTTGGATTCGACGAAGAAACGCATAATAAATGATCTGAGTAAAGTAGGCAAAAGGATTCTTAGATTTGTCTGGATCAAAGTTGTCTATGTATTGCAAGCAGTTCTCTATCCCGTCACAGATCATGTCCTCTCGGAACATGTAGTTGACAAAGTTTGGTTTATATGATAGATGTGTAGCAATCTTCAAGAAGCAGTCACCGATATAATTCGGGACACGGGGGCGGGTCTCACCAAGTTCTTTGGCAGCAATAACAGAGTTACGATAAACAGTAATCGCTTCTAGAAATTCTTTATTGTTGACGTAATACTCTGTTTTCTTTTTTACCATTGTCCTCATGTCATATAATGCTTGCTACTCCTATCAAGTATACCACCGAATCGGAAGGTTGTCAATACAGGGGGTTGACAAGGTATCGAATTAGGTGTAGACTAACTCTGTCAAGGGTTCAAGGGGATGGTAGCTTATATATTTTCTCTAGAAACTTCTTGGTCTCTACGACGGATCCCAACCGTCCCATCTGTCTGGTGAACTTATTATTGTCCAGACCCATATGCATTTTCTTGAGTGTCTTCAAATAGAAGTGCTCTATTTTTTTGTCTGTCTCAGTCATAGTAAGCACATGCTTACGAGGTAATACAAACATTTGATCAAACGTCGATTTAATCCATTCCTGGAGGGCGAACCCGTTAACTTGTATTTCTGGAGACCTCTGCTGTTGTACAGGGATCACTTCCAAAGGATTATCTAGCACAAGACTGTCATCATCTGGCATGTAAGAGACCTTAGCAACGATCTCTTCCCCAGTTGTTAACTTTATTGTAGCGTAGAATTCATCTTCCATCATAATTGTTTACTTGCTGTAAGGTTTACCTTGATAACTTCATATTTAAAATTTTCCTCGTTGTATATGGTCACTCTTTCGTTTAAATGACGAAGTGTATAGTTCTGACCGCCGATGTCGTCAGAGATATCGTATAATGTTGCTAATGATTTTCCTTCTCCTCTACGTAGGACTCTTCCAATGGATTGTAAGTTTCGTATTCGTGATTTGGATGGGCTTGCAAAGATGATATTGTGCAAACGCTTAATATTGATGCCAGTACTAAAAGTCCCATAGGACGCAACGATAATAGCATTGTCTTCTTGCTCCGTTATTAATCGAACTTCTTCACGGTCTTGAACTTCCGTGCCTCCGTGAACAAAGAATGTTTTCCTTTGCTCATCTACAGAATTATTTATGATTTCAAATAAAGGTTCTCCATGCTTCTCGATATAATTAAAGAGGACAAGGGTATTACCACGTAAGTCCTTGACTAGGTTTTTGATCAGATTGTTCCTACCCCTGTGACCAATCAGGTACTCCATCTCATCATGATATGTTTCAAAATATTGTGGGGGGTGTTTACAGAGTAGGATTTTGATCCTAAACTTAGACAGGTAACCACGTTTGATGAGGTCATCCGTCTTAGTTACTTGATCACAGGAACCAAAGAGACCTTCAAGCACCCACTTGTGGGTCTTGGTTCCATTCAGAGTACCAGTGAAACCAAACCTGTACTTAGCATTATGCAATTTAGTCATGATGCCAGTCAGTGATTTGCTTTTGAATAGATGTGCTTCATCACCAATGACACATTCTATATCGTCAAAGTATCTCTTAGGAAATTTGTAGATAGATTGCCAAGTAGATATAATGACAGGTTTATCAGTTACTTTATCCTTACCACCATATATTTTATGAACATGATCATCCGCATTCCAACCATAGTCACAGAAGTCATTAACCATTTGTTCTACGAGGGACGTAGTAGGGACGATGATGAGCGTCTTCTTTCTGGTGGCGCAATAGTATCTGACGAGGGCATAAATCATAAGAGACTTGCCAGATCCAGTAGGAGAAAGTAGCAACTTACGATTGTTTTTTATTGCTGAGTATACTGCTGCATACTGATAGTCTCTAGGTTTCACATGAGTGATACTATCCATAAAGACTTTGATTCCAGCAGGTGATACAAAATCATTTACTTCAAGAGGATGACCATACCAGTCATCCTTTTTTAGTTCCATGGTATAATCACGATCAAAGGCAAACCCTTTCAGATGCGTGAATAATCCAGCATACAAATCACCAGTGGCAGGAGAGTACAACCTAATGGTTCCATCCCAGTGTCTGTATCTTGGATTCTTTTTTAAATATTTTGCTTCAGGTACTTCAAATGTAAAGTAGTCTGCTAACTCGTGATGGACATGTGCTTCTGGAGATTCTATGGTAACATAGACCTCGTTCTTCTTCTTTACTGAGAGGTGTGTCATTACTGTCCATTAATAAATTTCTCCCACTCGATAGCACTCTTAATTTGAAATCCTCTATTGGAAATCTGTTTCATTACTTGATCTAACCAATAGATCATTGATTCTAAGTACTTAAGCTTGGATTCTAAATTGATGATTTCATCATCAGACTCAACATAGACTTTCATCTTATCTTGAGTTGAGATCCTACCACCAAAAGGTTTTTCAGCATAAGTTTTAGCGTCAGCTTCACCTCCATAATACTCACGCTTTTCTTTGACCAATTTCCTGAGTTTAAACTCTAATGAGGTTTTTAATTGTGAGATATCTGTGTAGTGGTTTAAGTATTTATTATGGCAAAATGGAATGTCAAGAGCCAACTGACCTAGATCAGCACTGTACTCTTTGTTTTTAAATTGAAAGTCTACTTGACTATCTTCTGCCCACTCTGCTTTTAGTTTGTCAAATTTATTACGAAGGGTTTCAAAATTCATAAATTAGTGCCAGTTTCTGTCTGTACTTTATATCTTGTGTATTTGAATGTTGCGGTTGCGGTTACATAATCAATATCAGATGGAGTTGCATCAAATTGTACACCTGTCAATCCGACGGGAAAGAGTTCTTCGAAGTTAACGTAGAAATTTCCATTAAAAGAGGAGGTAAGTACCTGTAAGGTTCCCCTTGATTTTGTATCCAACCCAGATGAATGACCTTCTGTGAGGCCGTACTGCCTGATCCAATTTTGAATAGACATGTAGTTCTTGAGATCTTCATCTATCAGAAAGGTAACGTTTAAATCACCAAACTGCACACCACCACTACCTGCTATAGGTATTGATCGAAACTTGTTAGGAATCTCAGCAACAGTCATTGTAATGTCAGGAAGGTTTACTGACTGACAGAAAAAATCTACCCCCGCAAAGAGTTCCAGATCAAACTGAAACCCTACTGGAGATAGATAGTTCCTATTTACAGGTTGTTCTTTATACCATTCAGCAGCCACGTCAACTTCCCAAGCTACTTACTATTTAGTGTACCACCAATATGGACCTTCACCAGGACCTCCAAAATCATCGTCATCGTCATCATCAAAAGTAACTTTAGTTGGTTTCTTCTTCATAGCATTGTAAACCAATACCACAGATGCGACTGTGCCTGGTATTCCCAGACCCATCAATAATTTATAGATTGGATTCATTAAGCATTGAGTACCCAGTTTTCAGCAAAATTCTCTGCTTCATCTGTATGTATAAAATCTTTGGAATCTGCACAATCAGAATCAGTAGTGAATACTCTAAACTGATACGGTCTCTGATCAAAATCTTCAATTTCAAATACTTTTGCGTGGCGTACTTCATCGTCGCTGAAGTAACTACTTAAAAGTCTCATAAGCCTCCTTAATCAATGTGTCTGCGTTTTCTTTAGATGCAATGTCTGGATCATTATTAATAATCCAGTGATCACAGAATCGGTATGCCTTATCTGTGATAGTAATTTCGTTACGCCAAAAAGATCCGAGCAAGAATGCTCTTAGATTGAGTAGGTCTTCTGTTAGTACAGTACCTGGTTCAATGTATTGATCTTTGACGTGAGGTTTAGTAATGATACTCATCGAGAATGTCCAATGCGTTGTTTAGAGCTTGTTGAGCAGCCCACCTTTCTTTGTCATCCCAGTCGGGATACCATTGCTTGTCGGCAATACCCTTCTTGATTTTCAAAAGTCGTGATGTCATATCAACTTTAGATAGTCTACCATTCATATTGTTGTTTCAGTATTCGAGTATGCCAGTTCGCACACTGGCATTTCCATTATAGTATGTATCATAAAAAAAGGGAACCTTTCGGTTCCCTCTGTCATTGTTCTCAAACTGAGATTTACATAAGGTTTTCAACCTGTACACGTCTGTAGTACTGGTTTCTATTCGCTGTAAGAGCTTCAGCATCAGGTGTGCCGTTAGCCTGTGTAACGAATGGGTTAGCAACCATACCATAACGTGTCTTAAATCCAATCTTGGGCTGG